TAACCTGCGGGTGCTATAAATTTAATTAATGCTCCGCTGAGTAGATATTTCAGACTAGACGTAGAATATGTACCTACCTTTAGCAGTGTGTTGTCTATGATATTTTTAAAATATCCTGTTGGAGTATTCGAAGTTACTGATTGCCATACTGTATTAGAATCTGTAAACAGAATCTTATCAAACTTTGTAAAATAAAAGTTATACACATCAGCATCTGTAAATTTTGATTCTATATTTTGTCTAACAAAATTAATCACAGCAATTCTACTGTCAAATTTAAATTCTAATGTTTCTTCGCTTTCTTGTTTGTAGATATAGCCGTCGTCACAGAAAGCATTTATGCTGGAGTATTTTCCAGATGCATCTATAATGTCAAAGTTTCTACTAATACCACTAGATGTTCGATTGATTGATTTTATCTTGATTATATTTTGACTACTACTTAATGGTGCTAGATTATAATCTTCAGCAGTGATCATTCGATTTTGTGTATAATAAACTGCGGGAGCGTTGGTCCTCACAGAGTCTATACTTTCTGATGCTGCAGAGTTTGCTACTGTAGATTGAAGAGCCAAACCAACTGTTAAGGTGTGTTCAACTCCTGATTTATTAAGATAAGAAATACCAATGTTGATACCTCTAAGTTCATTAGGACTTATAGTATATGATAACCCGTTGCTGGTTCTATAAAAAATTCTAAAAGACCCTTGTGGCAGGTTGCCGTAGACTCCGTCGGCAAACACCAAATCGATGGTATCATTTTCTTTAGTGGTAATCGAATATATGTTTCTTATGTTTTGGCTCAAACTATTGTAGGCTATATTATTGCCTGCCAGTGCGGAGACTTTAGACCATTCTGTCTGCTGTGCTCCTGCACTGTTTAATGAAAATAACCATACATCATCGTTATTGATATCTGCAGCGTCGATTGCAATTTTTTCGTTGGGAGTTGGCACGCCTATACCAAAATCAGCCAGGGCCAGTGTGCCCTGTTTGAACATAAAGAAAAATCCTGTGTTAGGACTACCGGGCCCTGTGCCGTCATTTTTGTAGATAAAGCCTGGCTGATTTCCAGGAACTGGAGGTTCTTCATATATAGTTTCGCTATTTTTAAATGCTGTAGAAACTATCTCGAATAACATTCCTCTACCAGAAACAGTTTTACTAAAAGAATATATAGGTACATCTGTACTAGTTGTTCTAAATCTATATTGTTCTGTAGTAGTACCTTGTATGATTGCCGATCCTTGACTACGTCCAAACTCTGTATTGTCTGCCATAGCAGAATTTAACACCAGAATGAATTGTTCTAGCCAGTTAGTGTTAGTAGGATCATTCCAACTGATTATCTGCTGCTGTAAGTTTCTTCCGTTACTGTCTAAAATGTCTTCTGTGGTAGTCACAGACGTAAATTTTAAAAGTCCCTTGGCAGCGATATTTCTTTTAGCATTATAACTTAACATGCGGGCAATACGTAATACACTTTCTTTAGTTTCTGCTAGTTCTATAAAATTTTCTCTACTGGCTAAATCAATACGAAAAGCTAGACTTTGCCCTAAGAATGCCACAGCGTCAATTAATGCTAGATATTCGGATGACTCAATGTAGTCATTGAAATCTTCAGGATAATTTTCACGCAAATAGGTGATTATAACCCTACGCAGATTCTCGAAGTCGTAACTTTTGAAATCAGCATTTCTAAATGTCTGATAGATTCTAGTCCAGTCTTGATTTAAAATTAGGTTATTTTGTCTACTTGTAGTGGTCATTATGCGTCCCTATTCAATATTTATGTTAGAAAATAAACTGCTTATATAATCATATTATTGGTTTTGTCGAAGTCAAACGTCATGCGTTCATTAACGTTAAACGGTAGGTATATAATATCTGCCTGGATACGTATGCCTTGATCTGTGCTGTCCACCGTAACTGCGTTAACTGTGATTCTTGGATCATAATTTACTATGGCTTCCACATCTTTGGCAATGATCTGTTTGACCTCTTCGGTGAAATTTTCAAACAACATGTCCCAGATCACTGTTCCGAACTCAGGATTTTCTAATTTCTCTCCTTTTCGAATGTAGAAATGATTTATCAAATCCTGTTTGACTAAATCAATATCATAAAGTCTATAATTCTTCGAACTCTGTTGACTGTGGAATCCCTTGTAAAGGAACACACCTTGATTTTCTGTGGTCACTGCCGTGGTATTGGCCACTGTCTTTTGATTGTATAATTGATTTGTCATATTATGAATCCCTATCTGTGTTATCAGGTGTTAACTGTGCAGGAGCTAGATGTTCGTGTAACGGCCAAGGTTCGTGCATAGGAATCCGTTTCATTAGACTTTTAACTATACCTGACTGATATTTCTTGGCCCATCCTGCAGTGGTGCTGGTTGATACATTATCTCTTAAATCATATGGTTTCACAAAGTCTGCCGTCTCAGCAGTCTCGGCATTGTTGGGTCCGTTGAGATTGATTTTTGAACCATTCATTTTTAATTCTGATGCCGAACCTAGACTGATGTCGCCGGTAGCGGAAACTTTGAGTTCCGTATTGGTAGCAATATCCATATCGTTGTTGGCTGAAATCTTAAGTTTAGCCCCTACTAGAATATCGCAATTGGCTCCTACTGTGAGTTTGGAATCGTTATTGATCAAAAACTCCATGTCTGTGGCAATTTCTGCATGCCACTTTCCTGATTCTGTTCTAAAATTCATGTTGCGGCCAGCTTCAAAATTGATATCTCTATCGGCACGTATGTTAAGATCAGTGCCGGTATGTATGCTGACACTGTCTTGAGCATAGATATCTATCTTACCATTGCTGGTCATTTCGATCCATGCAGTACCTCTAGCATTACCTATGTAGATTAGATCTTCTGAATTATGCAGTAATATTTGGTGGCCGGTTCTAGTCCTCACTCTAAAATATTCGTTGTAGGGAACTGTAGGTTCACCTTGTGAAATTCTTGCCTGTACAGCTGGATCTAATAGATCTACATATTTCACCGGGCCTTCTGCGGCTGTTTTTTCTCTGTGGAATCTGTCGTCACCGTCATCCATGACCAACTGCGTACCACCTAGTCTGCTGATAGGCAACGGAGCAGACTTGCTGTCTTTTTTTCCAATCACTGCTTTTTTAGCATTAGTTCTACGATCTACTGGACCAGGTGTTGATATACCGAATACCATACCAGGCAACTCTCTTCTTGGCGATGACGAACTTGTTCCTCGTACATCATCTTCTAACAAGCCTTGCTCTAAAAATCGATCGGCAATAGGATGTACTACTCGAGGAATTTTTTCTGGATCTATCTCTTGTTTCTCACCGTTGATACGTTTGTTTATTTCTGCCACAGGTAAAGGCAAAGGGTTACCGGTGCCATCTTTCATAGGACCGTATCGTTTTTTATCTTCTGCATCTAATGCATTGATTTTAGATCCTGCTATAGCGGGAACCATGTTGTTGATATAGCGGCCGGGCACACAGGCAAACCAATAGCCTTGACTAGGATCGCCGTCTACAAACAGAACCAACACGTTGACTCCTACATCTGGAGGTACAAACCACATGCCGTAGCTTTTTTGTGTGTCGTTGAATCCTTCAATGGTAGAATTAGTACCATCATTCTTACCCATGTATTCAAACCCAGTATAACCAAAGAAAGGAGGGGCATATTTCACTATGTGCAGTTGACTGTCATCACCAGGATCATTACCTTGATCTTTAAGTAATGTCACTTCCAACGCTCCCATAAACGTGGGATCAAGATGGCTGATAACCCGAGCAAGATATATGCCTTGAGTCAGTCCTCCTGATTTGCCTTCACCTTCTGCCGAAGGTCTACCTAATTCTGCCATTTGTTATCCTTGTCCTAAATCTCTGTAATATCTAAAACCTGTTCTAGTTGGTGCTTGATTACTAGTGGTTTGAGTTTTCGATGTTCCGTCAGTGTTGGTATTTGTTGTTTTGTTGTTAGAAGCTAGTTGCGTTGTGGTGTTATTGTCATCTATAGGAGTGGTCTTAGGAGCTTCTTGTTCTTTAATGTCTATAGCTCCAGCATCTGTAGGAGTTACTGTACCTGTTTTGTCTTCTTCAGTGATTTCTGGTCCTTGCGGTCCTGGCATTCTAATACACTTTAGTTTCTGTTTCCATTGCCCATCGGTAAAGGTGTTTTCACACATTACGACCCTGTAAATACCACCAAATGGGCTTTCCTTACCGTCTTTTGAAAAATCATATAGGCCTTCGGTTTCATTGATATCGGCAGGAGTTCGAAACGTTAGGTAGATATAGATGTTGCCACTTTCGTAATTCATTGTACCGTCATTGGTTATCTGACTGGTAGGAGCAGGAGTATCTGCGAAATAATTAGCGATTCCACTGTCTATGATCCAATAGGGATCTCCCATAATTTCTAGATTAACAGAAACCATATCAGCACTGTTGCCGCTGAGAAATGCCTGTTGAAAAGTCTCTGCTACGTTTTGTTCTACAGTTTTATCTGAATTACCACCTTTAAATCCTTTCAGCAGTTTGGGATCTCGCTTTGGTCTAGCTCTACCTAATTGTGCCGCCTGTGAGGATGGAGCACTACCTTGGCCTGTGCCTGTGTTTGCATTGGTTCTTTCCGCTGGTTTTTGGTCTTGATTAGAAGTTTTTGATCCACTCTTTTCCGACGAGGAATTAGCCCCTGTGTAAAATAAATTGTTAATTTCTATATCAAATCTTGTTACATCAACATTTTGGCCGGTGTAGATATATTGATATTCTTTCACCACCGATTTCATCAGCTGATGATAACCTATTGGTGCTGCACTGGCATTTGAAAATATACTTTGATGTATATAATATGGCACAACCCGATAGGTGATCTTCTTGGCGTAATCACCTACCAAGGGATCGTATTCTAAAAGTTCAATCTGAGCATCTAGTTTAAACCATGAAATATATCCTTCGTCAGTTGGTTTTTCATTGATGGCATTAAAGGCATACTTAGAACTTAGTATGACCTGATTCATGATTGAGGTAAGCGATTGTCCTTGTCCAAACTGAAAAGCCCGTTGTTTAGGATCAATGGTCATGCCATCGCGTTTAACTAGGCCTGTTTTTTCGTCGATGCTGTCTCCGGCACGTTTAAAAATATTTGCACCACCTCTCAGTTGATCGAATCCTAGACTAGAGCTACCTATAGCATTTTTTGGCAGGTTAACTGGATCTACTTCTGTTTGTACTCCTGATCCGAATAGTGCGATGTCTCCTTCGTTTTCTTCTTCGACAGGATTAACTGTAGCTGTATTTCTTTTTTCTTTTTTTCCTCCGGACGAATACCACGCACTACTGATCTGAGGAAATTGAATTACATATTTGTCTGGGTAAGTTATGCGTTCTACTTTTTTTAATTCTTGTTCGTTGCGATTTAACACCGCTGTTAATCCGTCTGGACTGGTTTGTAAAACTTCTTCTACAATCCCTGTGCCCTTAGAATCTCCAGCAATTTTTAAATCATTGTAGGTGGTGTTTATGGCATCTGAAAATGCCTGATGGTTATAGGGAATGCCTTCGACCTTGTAGTTGGATCCTGCTTCAGTCACTGTGAATTTCATACTCACTAATTTCATTACAAAAAACTTTGGTTTAATTGAACTGATGGCTATTCCTAGTTCATCAAATCCCAGTATGTCCATTCTTAGCACGTAGGGACAATTATCAAGATAACTGAGATATCCTGCTTTTATAGCAGCATTCTGCATGCTCTGCAATAACAGACCCATAGACTGGGGTTCGATGATATCAAAAGTAAATTTTATTGCGTTACTGTTGCCGGTTTTTTCATTGGCTCCAATGATACAATTCATCACAAAATTATTGACAAAATATTCTGGTGCACCAAATTTAGTATTCACTCGTTGATCGTCAAATCTTCCGCCGGAACTAAACACAATATTTTTCAGTTCACTGGTGCTATTTCTATAGGACGCCGGATTATTAAACTGTTGAGGGGTCAGTGCTGCCAAGGTCCATAGAACGTTGCTGGTAGCAAATTGTTCCATAGGATTAGGCACTAGCGATGGTAAATTTTTTGTTACGTTTGAAGATAATTTTTTAGGATCGGGGGTTACATTACTTTTGCCATCTTTAATTGGATCAGTAGCCCTGGAAATGTTTTCAAAAGTAGTTCGAAATGCTTGACCAATATTGTATGCCGCAGCAGTGTCAATAGGAATAATTGGCGTTCCGTCTGGTTTTTTTATGTCTAGTGTTTTTCCAAGTTCTCTAAAAGCCATATCAGACTCCTAAAAACTTTGACAGATTACTTTTTTTAGGAAGATAGATAGCAGTACCTGGTTTAAAATCATAGATAGGATCTTTTATCACTGACATATTTCTTTGTACGAACACCCACCATAATTTAGCGTTGCCATATAAATCATATGCCAGCAGGTCGGGTCTATTACGATACTGATTTTCTATCACATATCTTACATCATCTGCTTCGGCGGGCACTGGTCTGATATCTAACAGTTCTAGATACAGATCATTTTGCTGAGTGTTGGCCCACGGACTTGCCTTAGAATATTTTGCCATTAGATGTATCCTATCTTATCCGATGTAATAGAACCACGAGAATAATCTTGAAGACTAAACTTTCGCATTCTTTCTCTAGTGTACACTGGTGACACAGTCACTGATATTGTGCTCATTACAGGAACCCATGTATCCGTACCAAATTCTGTACACTTTACATAATTGACATCATCTTTTAGATCGACTGAGAAACTTTTTATAATAACTGGAGTGTTATTAAACACACTACCTCCGTATCCTTTAAGAATGCATATGATCGGAGGATTTCCGGCTAACTCACCTTGACCAAAAAACATCTTGGTGGCTGTTTTAAAAAAGGTAGTAGCAGCTATCCAGTAGGCTGCGTCACTGGCTGTTTCGCAACTAAACTCTCCAGAAATCTGTATGTCGTCTACTGAACTGCCTTTGTAGGCGTAGTTAGTATAATTGCTATGCACCGTGTTGATTGGTGTATAATCTGCTTTGGTTGCTACTGTAATATTAGGCAGATACGGCCATACTACTCCGCCGGTTTGCTTGAGTCTCTCAAACAGCGGACTATTAAAAATGTTCCATTGACAGTCTATTCTTACACGCCAATCTTCTTTTGGGCTCACATTCAATTTGATCGCTTCGCCTTGTTTCATGAACGCTTCTGCTCCCTTTGGCAGGTTAGCCGCACGTTTAAGACTAAGTATATTGTTGAGCATGCCTGCGGCTGCGCTAATTTGTCCTGCGGCTTTCATTAGTCCTCCAGCAAGACTGCCGCCAGTTAATTTGTTTATGGTACCGGAGATATCTGCTGTAATGTTACTAGTCGATCCTGCCACAGTACGTAAAGAATCCACAGCACCACCAAATTTAGAGGCAGCGCCTTCGGCAAACCCTCCTAGTCCACTAACAACATTTTTTAATCCGCCCAGCCCAGAAGACGCAGTAGCGCCTGCTGCTCCGAGAGATGCCTGTAACTGGGAAAGGCCTTGTTTTGTATTACCGGTAAATCCGTTAAGTCCCGAACCTAGTTCTCCTGATAGCTGTGAAACTTTGTCATCTAGGTCAGCTTTGGCTGCAGCAAAGTTTGATGGTAGCGCAGCTTCGGCAGCTTCTTGTGTTTTTTGTATGCTAGAGGAAACTCCTGCTACCAAGGTAGCAAAAGGATTAATAGGAGGTCCGCTGGAACTGTTACTAAATCCAAATGACGCGGTTAACGATTCATTGAGTTTGCGATTGTTGGCCACCTGCTCTGCAGTGATGCCAGTTGGATCTCCACTGGCAGCGTTTATTCTCGCTGCTTCTTCTGCAGGCGTATTAGGATAAGTTTTTTTTGCCATTTTGAACAGATTTCCTTGTTATAGACTATTTATTATTAGAAAAATGTGCTATTATATTACTAACCACGGAGACATATAATCAATGACAGTACCCAAGATCAAGTACTTGACCAACAAAGACCTACTCAAAGAAATACACCTTAGTAAAAATACCTATTGCAGCTATATCAAACCAGAATACGGATTCTATGATCTCATAGTACCCAACCTGGCCAAAATCAACATAAGAACTATAGCAGAAGCTAAAAGAAACTGTGCTATTAGACTCAGCAAACAGGCACACGAAGCAGCGGTGATAGCTGGAGGAAAAAAACTTCCTGCTAAAGAATTTGAAGTAGATTACAAAAAGATGCGCAAAGAAGATCTCATATTCCGGGTGATGACTTTTGAACATATACCGTTGGCTCCTGGTCGTAAAAAGACTCTAAAAAATACCGCAGACAGTCACGACAAGGTTAATTTTCCTCCATTCCAACATTGGAAGTTTGATGACAAAGGTAATATCAGTTGTGTGGGCAAGAGCCATTGGAAGGGAGCTCTCGATCAAGGCGAATTCTCTAAGGATCACGGTCAAATGACCAACGATCTAGCTCGCATGTTTATCAAGCTATGTGAACGCTATGCTACTAGAGGCAATGTTCGTGGCTACACATACAACGATGAAATGCGTGGGCAGGCCATACTTCAACTGACTCAAATAGGACTGCAATTTGATGAATCCAAATCCGATAATCCTTTTGCTTATTATACCGCTGCTGTTACTAATTCATTCGTGCGAATCATCAACATTGAAAAACGCAACCAAAACATCAGAGACGACATTCTAGAAATGAACGGCATGAATCCTTCGTGGACTAGACAGAACGCAGGCAGCAGTGTGCCTGGTCCTGCTGTGGTTACTACCACTGTGGATAACACCGGTAGTGATTGGGATTGATCTTTCATCATAAAGGCAGCATAATAAATCTATGAGTCTATTTAAAAAAGTCGCTTGTTTCACGGACATACACTTTGGTCTCAAGGGCGGTTCAAGAACGCACAACACTGACTGCGAACAGTTTGTGGATTGGTTCTGCGACACTGCTCAGGCCAACGGCTGTGAAACTGCTATATTCCTCGGAGATTGGCATCATAATCGCAGCACCACTGATGTCAGTACCATGAACTATACTGTGAGCAATCTTGAAAGATTAAACGCTTCTTTTGAAAAAGTATTTTTCATATTAGGCAATCACGATTTGTTCTACAAAGATAAACGTGAAATCAACAGCATTGAATTCATGCGTCTGTTTCCTAATATCATTGCTATCAAGGATCCCTTGACCATGGAGGATGTGACCATACTGCCTTGGCTGGTAGGCGATGAATGGCGCGATGTTCCTAAGATCAAAAGCCGATACATTTTTGGTCATTTTGAACTGCCTAGTTTTTACATGAATGCCATGGTACAGATGCCAGATCACGGACAGTTACAGCGCAGTCATTTCCAACATCAAGACTATGTGTTCTCAGGACACTTCCACAAACGTCAGCAGAACAACAACATCGTTTACATAGGTAATGCATTTCCTCACAACTATGCAGATGCTGGTGACGACGATCGTGGTATGATGATTCTAGAATGGGGTGGAAAACCCGAATACATATCTTGGCCGGATCAACCCATATATAGAACCTACAAGCTGAGTCAGATCATCGACACCCCAGAAAAACTTCTGCGTCCTAAGATGCACTGCCGTGTAACCATTGATTTACCTATCACATTTGAAGAAGCCAACTTCATCAAAGAAAAGTTCATGCCTGAATATGATCTCAGAGAACTGATGTTGATACCCGAAAAAATAGAAGTAGATGCAAATTCTACTCCTATAGATATAAATTTTGAAAGTGTAGATACCATAGTAATGAATCAGATCAATGCCATTGACAGCGATACCTTTGACAAGAGCCTGCTGTTGGAGATATACAACGACCTATGATTAAAATCAAGAATCTCACCGTTCGTAATTTCATGAGCGTGGGCGCACAGACCCAGGCTATCGACTTCGATCGCGGACAGCTCACACTAGTCTTAGGTGAAAACATGGACCTAGGCGGAGACGACTCGGGTGCCAGAAACGGCACAGGCAAAACCACCATTATCAATGGTCTCAGCTACGGTATCTATGGTCAGGCCTTGACCAATATCAAACGTGATAATCTAATCAACAAGATCAACGGCAAGGGCATGTTGGTCACTGTGACCTTTGATGTAGACGGTGTTGAATATCACATCGAGCGTGGTCGCAAACCTAACATACTGAAATTCAGTGTTAACGGTGAAGAACAACAGCTCACAGATCTTGATGAATCGCAAGGCGACAGCAGAGAAACACAGAAAAGCATCGAAGAACGATTCTGTATGAGCCACGATATGTTCAAGCATCTTGTAGCATTAAACACCTACACAGAACCATTCTTGGCGCAGAAGGCTGCAGAACAACGTGCTATCATCGAACAGTTGTTGGGCATTACCCTGTTGAGTGAAAAAGCAGAAGCTCTCAAAGAACAGATCAAGTTGACCAAAGACAGCATCAGTACCGAAACCACTAGAGTAGAAACTGTTAAAGCCAGCAATGAGCGTATCCAACAGAGCATTACAGCTCTAGAGCGCAAACAGAACATGTGGGAAGAAGCCAAAGAAAAGAATCTTGAAAATATTCTCAAAAATATTGATCGGTTGAGTGTTATAGATATCGAACAGGAAGTGGCTGCACACAAGGCGCTGGCTGTATACAATCAACTGCGCAAAGACATCAACGAAGTCACTGCTCAATCGAATCGTGCTAGGCTGGATCAAGGCAGAGAAGAAAAACTGCGTGATCGATTAGCAGCTGAAATCGCTACTCTAGAACGACATCTGTGTCATGCCTGTGGTCAGGAGTTCCATGATGCTAAACATGAACAAGTAATGTCTGCTAAACGCAAGGATCATGAGGCTGCCTGTGCAGAATATGATCTACAGACTACAAACATTTCGGCCTATGAGTCAGCAATCACGGAACTAGGTGCTCTTGGCGATTGTCCCACAGTACAATATGACACTTTAGAAGAAGCACTGAATCACAAGAATACACTAACCGGTCTAGAAAAAGATCTTGAGATAAAAGCCGCAGATGAAAATCCCTATGATGAACAGATCATCGAACTCAAGGCCACTGCGGTACAGGAGATTGACTGGAACTACATGAACGAACTAGTGCGTGTCAAAGATCACCAAGAGTTTCTGTACAAATTGCTCACAAACAAAGATTCGTTTGTGCGCAAACGCATCATTGATCAGAATCTTGCATTTCTAAATCAACGACTAACCTACTATCTAGATAAAATTGGCCTACCTCACACCGTAGAGTTTCAGAACGACTTAACTGTGATTATCACTCAGCTAGGACAAGATCTAGATTTTGACAATCTGAGTCGCGGTGAACGTAACAGATTAATACTTTCTCTGAGCTGGGCTTTCCGCGATGTATGGGAGAACCTGTATCACAGCATCAATTTGTTGTTCATAGACGAATTAGTGGATTCAGGAATGGATGCCAGCGGAGTAGAATCCAGTATTGCGGTTCTGAAGCGCATGACCCGCGAGCGTGATAAGAATGTATTCCTAATTTCACACAGAGATGATCTAACCAGCCGTGTAAATCATGTGCTGAAGGTGATCAAAGAAAACGGATTCACCAGTTATTCCAACGATGTGGAGATCATTGAGTGAGCACAGACAGCCACGATCTAATGATCGCTGCTTTCCAAGAATATTTTAAATGGCAGGATCGTTTTGAATACAAGAATTCAGACGAAGCAGGCATTAAGGCACGATATTGGCTATCAGAAATACGCAACCATGCATCAACAAGGCGCATGGAAATACAGGCAAAAAGACTAGAACGTAAAAAATCCAGAAAAGGCCAACTAGGCAGACCTCCGAAACTAACTAAATGAGTGCAATGGACGTTTCAAAATCAACCCGTAGACGAAATACCAGAAGGCTATATTGGCTTTGTTTATATAATCACGAATCTACAATCCGGACAGAAGTACATAGGCAAGAAATTAGCACAATTCAAACGTACTAAACCCCCACTCAAAGGCAAAAAACTCAAAAGAAGAAGTGTAGTAGAAAGCGATTGGCGCGAATACTATGGTTCATCTGACAGGTTAAACGCAGACGTCCAAGCATTAGGTCCGGAAAACTTCACAAGAGAAATCATTTACCTTTGCAAATCCAAGGCAGAACTATCATATTTAGAAGCGAGAGAGCAGTTTGAACGCAGAGTTTTAGAAACTGATGACTATTATAATGGTATTATAAATGTCAGAGTTGGCGGATCAAACATACTTAGACAGCGTCTACTAGAACAATCTCAGGCAAAATAAAGCGGTTTATTGGCTGGCGCAGGCCCAATTTCGTGCGCTCTAAACCTGGTCTACGTGTACACAGGGAGGGAAAACCTTGCCGCAAAGGTGCTTAACCACTACCCGAAAGGATGACGATCGCTACTAAGACCTGCGATTTGGTTATTTGAAAAGAAAAACAAGGCAAAAAGAAGGGAGAAATACCCTACGTGTGTGCATTTGTTAGCGTAAATGTATACACCGCCGTCGTATAAAGACGCAGCTCGAGGTACCGGATGACCGCCTCTGTAATGCTGTAACGCTAGAGTGTACTGTGCAACTCGCATAATGCTGTTATCTTTGCCCGGCCTGGGCAAAGTGTGACTGAACAATCTGCATAATACTTAAATTGCTTCGCAATTATAATGTCGATAACTACTAAAAGAAGACAATCGCGTTGAGCGACAAGCGAAAACGCAAACGAGCGTAAGCTCGTTTTTCTAATAAATAAAATATTACAACGAGTATACCGATGCGATTACATAATTTAGATAACACAAGTATCAAATATTATCTTAGTGAAGATCTCAAGAGAGACCCTGCTCTCAATGAGCAATGGGATCGTATTGACAACGAATTCTTCAAACCATGGCAACGCTATCTTAATGAAGCAACTCTGACTCCTGATCAGATCAATCAGATGTTTGCTGCTGCTGAAAAAGAAACATCATCAGGTGGTGGCAATAGCACTATGTTGGGCAAGATTGTTGATAAAATCATTCCGGATTCGTTTCTAGGCAAGTTAGAAAAAGCACTGCCTGAACCTGATCCAAAGGCTGTAGCAGATCCAGAATTTGAAGCCAAAGCCAGTGCAGCAGTACAACAGCTAGAAGCACCAGCTGAAACCAAGACAGGTCTAATGGCTATAGTCAAAGCTGCGGTGAAAAATCCACAAGCTCAAGCAGTGGTGCTTAGTCTAGTTGGTGGTGTGCTGGGCGGCCTAATGAGCAAGGCTGGACCATTGATTGCTACTTTCTTTCCTGGAGGTGGTACTGCTGCCGTGGCTATCACTGGTGCTATTGTTGCAGGCGGCGTTGCTATTGCAGCAGCCAAACTACAAGGCAAGCCGTGGAAAGAAGCATTTAAAGGTGCTATTAAACCTGCATTAGCTGGTGCAGCTGGTGCTGTTATTGGTCAATTTGCAGCTGGAATTGCTGGCGCTGCTGTTGACAAGGTAGCAGGAGCATTAAGTTCAAACAAACCAGCAGATGCTGGAGCACCTCCAGGAGGTGCTGACAGCACAGATTCTAACTCTTCTACTAATGTTGCAGACGAACCAGTAATTCCAGGAAAGCCGTTGTCTGCAAAGCAGATGGCAGTGGTTGATATGAGCAAGTCAATGGGCAACACTCCTTCTCCTGAAGTTCAAGCAGCTTACGATCTTGCTAAAAGTGCAAGCAGTGGTGCGCCTGCAGCAGGCACCGTTGATCCAGGAATTGCTGATAATCCCCTGTCTTCCCCTACTCTTAACAAATTAGCTGCAAAATTAGCCGCCGGTCAAGCACCAACTGATCAAGAAATGAGCTATCTTGACAAGATAGAAAGGAGCGCCGTGCAAATGTCCAGTGCCACTAATCCTCAAGGCACGTCTGGTATTGGTAGTCCTAATTCACAACTCACGCTCAACACTGGAGAAGTAGTCACAGGAGCCAAGGCAGCACAAATGGCAAATGGATATTTTGATGCCACACAACGACTTAAAATGCAGGCTATTGAACTACAAGGCAATGCCAAATACGGAACATTGAAGAATTCAATTGAACGCAC